TCCAGTATTTTTCCCACTTATCAACACGATCCCTGATCTTCCCGCATAATTCTGGGTCTTTGCGTGGCATAGTATTAATCCATTAATACGTTTTAGTTAAACAATTTTACTCGTTAATCATTAGTTTTGATAGTTACTGATTAACCTATTCTTTTTAACTTTAAACCATGATCAATTATTTCACATGATCCAATTTTACAACTAAGATTAAACTTAACAATTTCTGATATTTCAGCCGGAGTTGATGATTGAGAACAATCATATACATCATCAATTGGTATTTTTACAATAACATAACCGTTTACTTCGTAACTTGCACTCACCGGAACATACTCCTTTCATAAGGCGCTAATTGTGGTATTTCTATTTGGCTAGTTTGACCACCATACATTCCGCCATAAAATGTGAGGCTGAGAGCATCTGCTCCATCAGGTGAGGGTAATCCTCTCGACCTTAAATCATCTTTAGATTCAATCTGTAATTGACCACTAGAATTTTCTTTAAATCCTAATGAACATAGCTCATATTGCAACTCATCATTGTCTGGGATTTGTACATTCATCTCAGAGTTGTATAGCCAATCTCGCATATCAGACCACAGCTCAGCACGAAGATTTTTAAATCGTTCTTTATCATTAGCAGAGCGTGCGACATTCACACCTTCTACACAATCAAAACCCATTTCTTTTAGTCTATCAACAACACCTGCGCCTATTCCTATACAATCAATATACATCTTGTAAGGACGTTCTTGTTGGATAATCCGCTTTAATCTGCCTACTATTTCCATCGTATTATAATTACTAAACTTTTCTAAATTATGAGCATACCTTCCTTTTCGCCTAATGATAGCTGTTCTGTCTCTATCACTAATCGCCACATCCACACCAATAATAAGTGAACCATTTTGCTCAACATCTGCTTTTCTTGCTTGATCAACATACTTTGAATTAATAAAGACATTACTAATTGGATTTTTAAATGCTTCTAATGCTGAAAATGGATATTGCGACTGAAACGCTTCTCTTCCTGCATCAAAATCCTTTGAATACTTAGCAATCTTCATTCTACGCCATGCAAGATGTTCATTCGTCAAACCATTTTGGCTATATAACGCCATTAAATGTTGTTCTTCTGAGGTTAAGAAGAAATTATCAGCATTATATTTGTATTCATCTTGCCAATACCAGGGAAGAAAGATGGCCTGAAAATCTGAATCACCACTCATTGCACTCAGCCATTGTTGGTGGTAGTAATTTCCAATACCATTTGCGGTACTTTCCATTATTATTTCTGTACCCTTCGCATCAGAAACAGCGTCAAGAATACCTTTCGCATGTTCTTCCGCAAATGCCCAGTATCCAACTTCACTGGCATGAAATAATTGAATGGTAGATGATCTTCCTACAGCTTTATTGCCTGCCGTTCCTACTGCATAGCCACTGTTTAATTGCTTGAAGTAAAGCTTCTTAGCATTTTGAGTATCTGCTATTGGGATTAACCCTGGTTCTGAATTATCATAAAACATCTGCGCCATCGCGAATAAATTCTCGGTAGCGCCTTGATCATGAGTAAGAATAAATGCTTTTTTTCCACGAGATGTTACTACTTGATGAAAATATCTCGCTTGTACATAAGTTGAACATCCTTGTTGCCGGCCTTTGCAAATTACAGCCCTAACTTTCCCTGTCAATTCTTTTTGCTTTTGCAATCTATCATGCAAATAAAGCTGTGCTCTGTTAAATACAAAATGTTGAGGTTCGCCACCTTCCTTCGGTGTTATCACTAAGAACTTCTGCGCAAACTTCTTAAAGTCTCGCAGTGTATCTAACTTTTCATCTGAAACCATTTAACCTGCTAATAAAAAATAGGTGCTTCACCTTGCTAGAAGTAAAGCACCTGACGCTATTACTTGCCTCTATTGGCATTATAGTTAAATTCGTTTTCACCAGGCATTTTCGGATCAAGCTGCTTGTTACGGTGCTCGCCTTCCATGCGTGTTGCAGGATGAGGAGTGTTCGCAAGATCCGCCATGTTGTTGTAGCCCATGCCTTTATTCATTTCCATGTTGTTACGTGCTTCCCAAGATTTAGGCATTGCAACGTAATGCTTATCTTTTACGTTCTCAACCGCACCTGCTTCGCCGTCAAAATCACTCATTGTAAACCTCCATGTATTCGTTTAATTAAGCCGCTGCTCGTATGATTTGATAATTGATGATTGCATCAGCACCAGGATCAGCACTGAAAGTCACAGTTAAAGTATCAGCAGTCACCACGGCTTGTAAGACAGTCGTATTGTTCGTGCCATTATCAACCATTTGGACAAATGCGAGATCGGTATTCAATGCGCCAGGCACAGCGATGACTTCAGCAGGTGCACCACCACCAGTCGTTGGTTGGCCTGCAAATTTAATCACATGGCTTGGGGTAATACCTGCGGCTAGTTTTGCCAAGGTTACGTTTGCATTTAATATTTTTGCAGTCGTAATTGCGTTGTTAGCAATTGTCACAGCACCCGTATTTGCAATCGTTGCATCACCAGACATTGCAACATCAGTTGCAACGTTACCAGCATTACCAACGAAAATATGGGTGTTTGTGAGAGTTGTTGAAACAAGTCCAGTCAATGCCACAAAGTCTGTTCTATCGGCGGATATTTCGAAGAATCCATGACCATTAGAGCAATAGATAAGCGCTAAATCGCTATCTTGCCAGTCAAAAGGTTCTGCATCAGATGCGTGATTAAGTGCTGCGATATTGTCTGCTTGTGCTAATAAATAACCTGCTGTTCCAACTTCTGCGAGCGTATTTTCTGCTACGATGCGAACGATATTAGATTCATCGTTCTGATCCCTGCGTATAAATGTTATTCCGGCCATTGCTAATTCCTTTTAGCTAAAAGTTTGAATGTCTACATTATCGTCTAGTGTTTAAACAAAATCAATCAACACTATTGGTAAAGTAAACAAGGGTCTTTGTAACGACAGGTATAGATTTACTACATTTCTTACAAACATTATTAGATGAAACAGGCTTCTCACGCTTGATGCCATACACGCGATAGAGATCAGAATCAAAGTCATAAGTCATCACATGTTCATACTGGTGATTGCAAAACCACTGTCTGATTTTAGCGATCATAATTTGTCGATCAACATTTCAACCAAAGACCTTTTATCGGTTTCGGTCAACTGTTGTTCCTTAAATCCACCTTTGCACTTTAAATAGAATATTTGTGCAGTTACGTTTCCTTTATCTACATTTTTTAATAAAGCTTTAGTGACAGCAGCAACACCTTTTGATTGACCTCTTTTTATAGCCTGTTCTAATTGCTCATGTTCGGCCTTTTTGTGCGATAAAGTATCAGGATGAATATCTAGGCATAAAGCTATCTGTTCTTGGGTTAATCCTCTTGCTGCAAGATTTTCTACTTTATCAAGTAACTCTTGGTCAATGACAAATTTATTGTGCTTACCCATTTGCCACCTCATCGAAGATTAGTTTATTACTTTCCAGTATAGCCTGTTTACCCGTAAACTTCTGCCATCGTCTTATGATGACATCAACGTAATTGGGTGCTAGCTCCATCATATAGCATTTTCGGTTTGTTTTCTCGCAAGCGATTAGGGTTGAACCTGAGCCACCGAATATATCAACAACAATATTTCCAGCTTTAGTGGAATTTAAACATGCGGTTTCTGCTAGTTCGACTGGCTTCATTGTCGGATGTAAATCACTGGATTGAATTTTATTACAATCCCATACAGTACTTTTGTCTCTTCCACCGTGCCATTGATGATTTTCACCAATATATCCATACCAACAAATCTCATGTTTCCAATGATAATCTGCACGACCAATAACAAAAGGAGATTTATTCCATATAATCTGAGATTGAATATGCCATCCACTATCTATTAAGGCATTAAGAACAGATAGGCTTTCTAGTAAAGGAGGAGACCACACATAAATAGAAGTTACATTAACTATAGCCAATAGATTAGAGAAACATTCTCTCAAGAAAATTCTTAATTCCTCACCCTGTTTATCATCATTAAGAATAGGTTCAAATCTTCTATTCTCGCCTTGTTTATCCCTACCTATAAACTTACCTTGTTCAAAGTTCACACCATAAGGCGGATCGGTAAACACCATATCAGCCTTTTCGCCATTCATTAGCTTTTCAAC